ATTTTTCGGAGGTCATCGATGCCTCCCTTCTGGCGCCAGCGGCTCGCATATTTGACTATGTTGCCCTCACAGTAGCCTAGCCCGTTTTCGAGCACGTACTGTATCGGCTGAATCTTCATGCTCTTGTAGTGGGTCCCGCCCACCTGATGGTCAAAGTTAATCATTAGTGTATCTCCACTTCCTCTGATTTCATGTAATCAGTAAAATCGTCCCACAGGTCGCACTGCATAATGTATTCAACGTAATCGGTACATAGCAGCATCATCGTCCCTACGGCTCTCTGTGCTTCTTGGTTGAGCTCATGGAAACCACCTTCCATAAAGTTATCAAGCTCTTCAGCGCTCATCGAAAATATATGTTTTTCACTCATCTGAATTTCCTCTCGTAAAGTCGCTTTCGGTAATTAAAGAGCTTTTTTACCCGTTTAAGGTACTCAATGGTAAATTTACGTGGATTATTATCCATTTCAAGCTGCTCGACTCTCTCTGCGCCTATCCTGCTGATGAGGCCCTTGCGGTACTCTACGACGTTGCCTGAGAGATACCGGTTGCATTTGACGCACTGGCTATGGCAATTCAATAAATGATATCTGAGATGCCCTGCGGAGCCCCTGCTGCGATAGTGCCCAGCGTCGAACTTGCCGCCTCGCACCGTGTCGCCTTGAGCGGCCCCGCAGCTGATGCAAGGCTTGTTGCTGTCCCTGACTCTGATGTAGGCGTTAAATGCTGCCTGAGCTTCCTTGACATAATCTGAGGCTGTTTTTAGGGATTCCTTAACAGCTTTTGTTTCTCGCGCATACGACAATTTGGCAGCTTTTTTTGCCGCATCTGTCGTAGTGTATTCGTGCAGGTGATCCCAGCTGCAAAACGAATAAATGCCGCCCATGATCGCCTCGCTTTCAGGGACCTTGGTGCGGCATAGTTTGCAGCGTCTGGTTTTCACTTGAAGTAGCTCTTGCTGGCTAGTGCGGTCATCGTCTTGATACAACGGTCGAACGTGACGTTATCCATCTTATGGGACCTAGCCTTTAACAACGCAAGAGAGAACTTTATGCTAGTTACCGAGAACTGACTAGATAATCTCACTACATCATCAGGCGGTACGTAATCACCTTTTTCGTTTATCATCTTAGATTCATCTCCGCGCGCTTAGTTGATTCCTGAGTGCGCCATGTTTCAAACTTCATCTGCCAGACTGCAAGCTGGTGCTTGAGCCCGACGGCCTGTTCGATTGCTACCTTGAGCCCCTCAAGCAATTCGAGGTACTCAGGATGAGAGTAAGCGTATCTTTCCTGCGCTGCAATAGGCAGTTTAGGGTTTTCGCGTTCAGCCTGACCCATCAATAGCGCTTTCTTAGACTTGCGGAACTCCATCAGATATTGCCGGCTTGCTTCAGCCTCGGCGTACTTACGAGCCGTTTCTTCTAGCTGCTCGAATTTCATATGCGTTCACCACTAATTTTTTAACCCAGTCCCTGATATCTTCAGGAACTTTATTGAGCGCCTCGCGACGCTCCTCCCTTCCCTTAATCGTCATAATTTCTGCTGCGTACTGACGGGGGCGCTTTAAATTGTTCATTTTCTACTGTTAGCCTGCTTTTTGTTGGAGAGCATATCTCGATAATAGAATCATAGGGCTCTAGGTCATCAAAAGAGCACACGCCGAAATCACCATCGAGCTCTATTATTGCGTACTGCTCTTGATACTTATCGGCGCGCCATGTTGCATCTTCAATCGCTTGTAACGCATGAGTAAACTTACTGATCGCCGTCATTAGCTAACTCCAGAAAACTTATCGGGTGCATTCCAACCTCCTTGCTAATCTTGACTACTAAAGACAACCTAGCATCAGGCTTGTAGCGCCATTTGTGAATTTGCTGCCTGCTGACCCCAAGTTGCTCGGCCAGCTGGGCTGACCGAACTCCTGTGATCACTTGGGCTTTGCGTAATGCTTTACCAAAATCCATGATCACTCCTTAGAATGGCAGGTCGTCGTCAAAGTCATCAGCTGGCGATGTTACCGCTGGGACTGGTACAGTGCTTGGACCGTTTAAGAGCTCTGCTAGAGCGTCAGCACCTATGCTTGCATCGCCTTTGATTAATGGGCGTTTAGGCGCTGATGGGTCAGGCTTATTCGTGTAAGCGCTGGTCCTGATTTTAGGAATATGGAATTGGCACTTAGGGCAGGTAAAGCTGCCGTTGCCTGTGGTTTGAGGGGCGCGATCATTCTTTCGATTGTCGTCCTTCCAAAGTGCAAATTCAAATATAGTCGTAAAGTTACTCATTTTAACGTCTCCGTCAGTTCATTAATTTTAGTTGCAGTTTCTATTAACAGCTCTTCCGCTGCGGCCAGCAGTTTATCGTCCCGCTTGACGTTTAAAACAAAAGCCTTCATGTCAGGATGGTAGGCGTAGAACCACCAGTTAGACCGGCCAGTGACGAGCATACAACCTTGGACCTGCTGGACGTATGCCGAAGGCAGCTTGCCTGACCTTTTGTATGCTATCATGGTTGACGCAGAAGGACACTTGATTTCTAAGCCTGAGTCATCTCCTATAAGAGAATCAGGCGAGCAACCGATCTCGTAGTCGTCCATTTTGATTAGGCCGACAAGCTCCGTTGACAAGAATGTTTCCAGCTCGAACATATCCCTCGCTTCTGGCTCGAGATCGTTACCGCGTTGCATAGCGTCCGACTTAAAGGTCTCTGTGGGCTTGCCAGTAATGCGCTCTGCCACCAGAGTATTGATAAGCGCGTCAGCTTGCGTAGACGCCTTACCGGCGCCTGTGAATACCTTGCTGAAGTTACTAGCTGTAATGACACCGCAGCGCTGTGCAAGCCACTCCTCGCTGCCCTGAGTGCAATTAATTATTCGTGGCATTGGGAGCCCCCTTTATCCATAACGCTAGCGCGTAGTTGAAGAAGGCCAAGCAAGGATCGCAGACGCTCTCCTTGTTTGAGCTTCGTTCTCGGCAGACCTCACAAACGTAATGGCTACCCTTCATCTTTTGCCTCTTTTTTTCGTGTCAGGTTAGCAACAATGCGTACCGCTTTTTCTTGAGGTATCAGCTTAGTTTCTGAAACCTTGTACCAGTCAACGTAGCGCTGGATGTCTTCGCCTGTCTCTTCGCACAGAGAGATAATCTGCGCTAGAGTGTCAGCCGTTACCAGTGCTGGTTGTAATTCTGCCTGCTCTGGTTGCTGACTGTCAGCGTCTTCTAGTCCCTCAATAGGTATGCAGAATGCTTGAAACAGAAAGTATTTATAGGCAGCGGTCATCGCCTTGTTGACAGCCTTGTCGCTGGTATCGATAGCCTCACCGTAGGCAGTGTGGCAGATAGAGTCGCCTTCCTGATCGTAAAGCACAAAACCGACCTCAAGGATCACGTGCGATGCGACACCGCCGCGAGCCGTGTTGATAGTCTTTACGTCTTTACTCAATACGTTAGGGATAATCAGAACGCCATGCTCAGCGATGATCGGCGCCAGCGTGTTGAGCACATCGTCGATACCACGGAACTTGTAGCCCTGATGGCTGTTCTGTTGATTTTTTGCGATTCCGACTATAGATAGATCGGACTGGACAGCGCTGAGCGCCTTAAAGATAGTGCGTTTAGTCATCGTTATTCTCCGTCAGTTGATAACGATGATGATGGTAATGAGATACGTAGACAGTGTCAAGCAAAACAGATGACAACAACAAAATAAATTTGAGGTAGACTATGTCGAGTGGTTATCTCCGTCAGCTACCACGACCGAGCCCCTGACTAGTTCTCCCGCTGGTCAGGGGCTTTTCTTATGGGTAACGTCCCGAACTCACCATGTAAGCTATGTCTTCAGATCGCGTAGATCCGACCTGCTTAGCCCACTTCGAATCCAGAAACTCCTCGGCCGCGAGCTCAAAGTTCCCCTGCTCCATTGCCGCTAGGGCCTTCTTAAAAGTCAGAAGCCTTGTGATACCAAGGTTGAAACACAGATTGATCAGCGCGTCCTGACGGACCCTGCATAGAGTTAGATACCACCGAAAATTATGACGCAGCTCTCGGTCGCATCTTTCAATATCGTTATTGAGTAGATACAGGACCTCGTCACGCGACAAA